GACTATCAGTTAAATTTTCATGGTTTTCATTTAATATTTTAGAGTGATTCTTTTCATCATTTATAGTTTGTTGATTCGCTGCCATACTCTCAAATGCACTAAAACTTAAAACACCACTAACTGCGATACAGCTAATAATTTTCTTCGTTAAAATAGCTTTCATACCAATATCCTTCAACTTAATTCATGAGCATTTCCACTTATGGGAAGCTTTTTCATATTTCCATTCTATATCCCTACTTGTAAATTCAAGATTGGGGTCATTTGTTCATTATTTTAAATAGCCATATTTATACCACTCGTTGAATATTCTTCGTAAAGGGTAAATAGCTCATTAAAAGTAGATGATATAAATTCAATAAAGAATCATACATCTGTATCCAATATTATTAATGTAAATCTAAAATATATATAATTTTAAAAAACATAAACTTAAAACAATTATTATTTTTTATTTTTACGAAATTAACAATAAAGTTCGTTATATTTACTTATAGATACTAAAACTTAAATTGAGCATGTTTAAAGAAAATTTAAACCAATTCAACATATTAGTATTTATATAAAAAATATTTTCATAAAGACTTTAATTCACACACTGCATACAAACAGTGACATGCACTTTTGTAGATATCGAATGAGCTGTACATCCCGAAAATAGAAGGCACAGCAATGTGATGATGGATGCTAGTTTGGATCGTTGGCACATATAAGTTACTTCTTTAAAAAGAGTGCTCGTTCAGCAGCACGGCGGCGAACAAGTCCACCTAATACCTTACCCTTGCCTTTATTCCATACAGTAAATTGATCAGCTGCTGCTTTAGAGTTACCAGCATTCAACTGCTTAACCAATGTAGATCCCTTGAACGCGGCTTCACCAATGTTGTAAGCAAGACTCACCAACGCATCAAACTGATTTTGGTTTAACACCACTTTTACAGCTTGATTTACAGCTACTTCAAAGCGCCTCAAATCATGTTGAAAAAAGGACACTGCTTGCGCTTTGGTACAGGTATCACCTCTTTTCACTCTTATTCCATTAGGATAAACCGTGGTGCCGTAACCGATCGTCCATATACCTACACCATCGTCATAGGCAGTAAGCACTAGATCTTCGAAGCTGGTGATTAGATTGATACCAACTTGACTGGTTTTCATGTCACTTGATTGGTATTCATCCAAAATTTCACTGAATCGATCAACTTGATTTTGTGTGAGCTTGCCGCCTAATAAATCACGAGCAATATCAAAGAATGCCTTGCGGTTCATATTATTTTCCTCTTGGTAATAAAAAACCGACCTAAAGAGGTCGGTTTCTCGCATTAAGTTCTGTGGGGTTAATTTTTCTTAAACTCATCGCTTTGAAAATATTTAGTTATTTCATCTGCTATAGCATTTGTATGGAATGAATTTTTGAAAAGCGAATTCAGATCACCATCAAAAGTAAATTCTGGAGGTACGTCTTCAACAATTGGAGGTATTTTTTTTACACCTCCTTCAGTAATGTTTTCGATAAACCCTGTAAGCCATAGAATAAATTCACCTTTGTTTTTGTGACTGGGTATTAAACTTACATCAATACTGATTCTGTCATCATGCGAGCTTTCAATAAAACCTTCCACAAAATCAATATAGTTGTACATAAGCTTAAGGTCTGTGTCTTTCAACTCCTCTCTTAAACGTTTAACTATTAAGTTCAAACGATATTGTAGTGGTTCTAAAAAATGATTTTCCTCTTCCATGTAGCTATATACTTTTTCAGCGATACGCAAATATTGCGGCATGACGCTATCCTCTGTTGGTATAGTTATACGCCGCATTATATTTAGTCATTTGTAACCAGTCTGTTAAATACAATTGTGAAGATGTATTCAATATAGATCTTTCATATTTTTTTATTACAAACCGTAATTCTCTTTAAAGCTGATCTTTAAAGTCTTTGATTTCTTTTCCAACCTCTAAAATATTTTTTCCCTCTCGGTCATTCACATATTGAAAGAACCATCGCGCTATAGCCCAGAACGGCAAGCCTGATGCGAAGAACAAACCACCAATAGCACACATCCCCGCCCATGTACCTGCATAGTCATGCATCCCAAAGTACTGAATGATAAAGCCACCAGCCCCAATACTACCTATCACCGTTGTGACTAGACTCACCACCCATTCGCTACGTGAACGCGGCATGCGCGTCATCACAACAACCAGATACCCCAATGCAATCACAACAGCGATCATCACCCCAAGACCGTACATTTTGATTGCTACGGCGCCTGCACCGCTACTTACTGGCTCTGCCATTTTTACATCTCTCCAAAAAAGGAAACCGCCTATTACGGCGGTCATAAATTATGTTTTAAAGTTAAACTTCGATTTGATATACAACGCCCTCAGGCGCACTTCTCTTTATTTCATTCCCGCTGATATATACCTTTGTTCCTAAGCTAAAAACTGTAGCACTGGTACAAAGCACAAGCCCTGTACCATCAGCCACCAACACTTTGTAATTTGGATGATCTGCACTTTGAATGGTCCCAATAAACTCAGGTGTTTTTGGCAACATATCAAAAAAGCGGTTAAAAATATTACTCACGATTCACCCTCTCTATAACTGCCGTCTGGTTCACAAGCTTATGAGTGAATGAACCACTGACACCATCGACAATGCCCCACCAATCACCGTTAAATGCGACCAACTCACCAGGTAAACACAAACCTATTTGCTGAGTGACTGGCATTAATAAGCTATGATTTTCAACAAGTCCTGCTTTTGCCAGTACTTCGCGACCTTTGCTATGCATTACAGTGGTTGATGTAAGTAATGGGCTATTGATCGACTCTTGAAGCACATCACCTGCAGTTCCTATACGCTTGATCTGCCCTGTGTCACCACTACGATCGTTCGTTAGGAATACGCCGTTATAGTCTGGGTAAGGCTCATAATTGGTAGATTGATCCGTAACAATACTTTCAGGGATAACCCTGTCATATTCATTGATAGCAATTGAATCCCACCAAGTCTTTTTATAGCGGGCTTTGATCGTTAGGGTATTACTTGCAGGCTCACTGTATATAAAGCCTCCTGCCGCCTCTACAATCAATTTGATTGCTGCCATTGGTGTTAAATTGGAATAACTCATGCTCTCAGATGGCAGAATCCAACCTAAGGCATCTATCAGATCCCAATTCAGCACGATATCGCTATTCACTCGATCCAGTTCAGCTTGACCATGTTTTTTGGTTTGTAGTAAGCAGGTTGAACAAACTCAACTTTAGCCGCTCGCTTAGTATCAAATGGTTTACCAGGTTGATGAGGTGCAACCAGTGGTGCTAAATCGTGAACAGTTGAGATTTCAGCCAGTGGGACTTCATCACGATCAAATGAAGGTCGATTTGGGAAAAACTTATCTAAAAGCCATGTGTCCATTGGCTTATAGTTGCTATGAATTAAAGCCAATTCACCAACGTCTAATAATTCGAGTGGTGCGCCGTTTACTGTAAATGATTGAGGCATGATTCTTACACCTTTGATAATTCAATTTTGTTTTTGGTTGCTTTGGCACGTGCAGCTGTATATTGATTTGCTAAAAGTAAAGCGCCGCTGATTGAAACACCTTCTACACTGAACACACCGCCGTAATAGATCGGAAGCTCAACACCATCAGCAGCCATTTGCGTAGCCTGTGCAGCTGTAACATCTTGCCCACAGATCACATCCCAGGTAGATGCATCAGTGGCATGCGTTAATACATTGCCATTTGAGAGCGTCAGCAAATCGCCAGTTTTATATGCAGTTGCAGTTGTTGGTAATGCATTTGCACGGCGTAGCTTTTCAACGTCCAGAATTAACGGGCGTGAGGTACGGGTGATTGTTGGAATAATTGTTGATCCCATGAATTAATTCCCCTTGTTTTGGGCCGCAAATGCTTTTGCACCTGCAGAAAATTGATGTTCTTGATTGCCATTAATATGATCAAGTGTTAAATTCTTTTGAACGCCACACGTAACACACATGAACCCATCACGCTCATAAACCTCAAGGCGAAGCTTCATACCAATTTTCTTTTTGATATATTTTTTTGTTGTTTTTTCAGTTTTCCGACCCAAAACGTCGCGGCCATATTGCGCCATAAGCACAGCATCCAAAATCATGTTTGCACATGGATTGCATAAAATAACTTCAGGATGAATTTTGCTGTAATAATCAACCGCATACTCGTCTTCACAATATTGGCAAATTACATATTCATTTTTCATGTTGTAGCTCCTATAAAATTAGCTTTGATTACAACATGAAAGGAATTCGGGGTGTATTTACTCATGCCTCACCACCTTGCTTATATTTCCCTCGTCTATAGCGAACGTCATAACAAGCTTTACACGTTGCAGAATATTGCTTCACTTTTTCCCCATTGCGATTAGCCCATTGGAACCAAAAAAACTCATCGTCTAATGGGTAATATTCTTTACACTCAATACAGAGCTTCTCAATTCCGAGCTCTGTATTGATTTTTTTAGGTAATGTAGCTGTCATGCTTCACCGCCCTGGTCTTTAATCTGTATAAAGCGGCCAAACATAATGATCCGGTTTGCTCTCAATAAACTGGTGATGACTAGCCCAGCATCGCAATAACTCATACGGTGGGTTTGGTGTAATGCCTCGACAAGCTCATCACGTGTTACTGCAGCATTTGCCTCATCACGATTAATTCTGCGCAAATTGGCCCTTCTTACATTCAGATAACTGTTTAAAGTTTCCATTGCCGGCTCATGCCAGGATTGGATTGTTTGGGCATGTTTTATTTGCGCCATCTGTTGCTTGTTTGAAAAGCCGCTGTTTGATATATTTGTCATGTTCTAGATTTCCTAATATTTATGAACGCTAACCGCTTACCTGCTCCAACAGGAATGCGGTTTTTTAATATCCAAATTCCGCTAAACGTGGTGCAATTGATGCAAATTGGTAGTCATTGATGTCTGCAGAGTGCGTAATCTGCATACGGGCCAAAAAGAAAATTGCTTCTACAAATTTCTTGTCATAACATTCGTAACTTTCAGGAATGACTTTTAACCCAAGCTTGTCCAATAAAACGCAAACTGTCTCAAGATCAGTCAAGCCATTGTTTTTCTTATCATTCTTAAATTTTGACAACCAAGGACCATCTTGTCCTAAGTCTTCTGCAAGTATGCTATTCGTTACTACCCCAAGCCGCTGCAATACTGCTGCATGTGTATTTCTAGCTCTTGCACTTAAATCTATTGATAATCTGCTCATGGTTATTCCTAAGACTTTAGATTTTGAATTCTGCTAATGCTGGGCAAAGATCGGCAGCTTTAAAGATTCCGTTAGTTACTCGCTGAGCACGTAGAGCAACTTGTTCAGACATACCCTTCTTTTGATTCACCCAATTCGAAACAGAAGGTTGTTTAACTAATAAGGCTTTAGCGGTACTTTCTTGGCTCCCGAAATGGTCGACCAGTTTTTGATAAATGTTCTTAGGCGTTTCATTCATGGTTATATCCTCTTAAAGATATAACCATATTATAACTATAGTTATTATTCGTCAATAACTATAGTTATTTGATCACTTATAACCTAGGTTATATATTAGTTATAAATGTTTTGGCGCTACCTGAATGACACTCAAAGACCGTTTGAAGAAATCCCGGAAAGTTGCTGGCAAGACACAAGCAGAAGTTGCAGAAGCTGTAAAAATGTCTCAGCCTGCTTATCAAGCCTTAGAGTCGGGTAAAAATCAGAAATCTGCTTTTCTGCCTCAGATTGCACAATTCTTAGGTGTTGATATCATTTGGCTTACAACTGGAACTGAAAACAGTAACGCTAAAATTACTGATACCGAAGTTCATGTGTATGATGAACATGACCCAATTCCCGATGGTTTTACTGCTATTGATTACTATGATGAAGTCTTTGTTAGCGCAGGAAATGGACACTTGAATATAGAGAAACCCAGTCCTAAAAAGTTTCTCGTACCTACAGGCTTGCTATATGAATGTAATGTAGATTCATATTATGCAAAGGTAGTTAAGGTTCGTGGTGAAAGTATGGTGCCAGATCTATTAGATGGCCAACGTATATCAGTTGATATATCTGCAAAGAAAGTTTTTGATGGTGAAATTTATGCCTTCCAAGTTGGGGATGATACAAAAGTTAAATATTTATTTAATTGGAACGAGCAAGGTATTGGTGGTTTTAAAGCGGTTTCACGTAATGAAGATAAGCTAAGATTTCCTGATGAATACTATTCACCCGCGCGAATTGAATCAGAAGGTGTGTTCATTATTGGCCAATATTGGATGAAATTAGACACCAGAAAAATTAGACGATAAATTTTTATAACGATCAGCCTGCATAAGCAGGCTTTTTTATTACTTAAATTATAATTTTTTATAACCAAAGCAATAAATTTATAATTATATTATTGACTATAAAAATAACTATAGTTATATTTATCTCATTGACAGCAAAAAGCCCCGAAAAATCTTGGCGGATCTGCGGGGCTTCTCACTTACATGAGGTTCATTATGGAACAAAATGTTTTAAACCACAATCGCAACTACGCAATGGGCAAGAGCTTGTTAAAAAATTGCACAGTTGCAGCTCTTGGTATTGGTGCTTTGACTGGTGCTTATGCATTAGTTACCAAGCCAGTTGACACAGCCCCTTCTTATAACTATGCAAATACACAATCAAATTATGGTGTATTGGCTGTTCGAATTACATCTGAAACTACTGGCCAAGCGGTAATTAATCTTGATGGTTTCCGAGTAAATGCAAGCTTTGATTTTGAATTAGTTGCTGATGATAACGGCCAGTTAGGCAGCAATGATGAAGCTGTTTATATTTATAATTTTGCCGTAGACCAGGTGTTCACTCCTAATGGTGACAACTACGGCGACTTTACAAACGCTGATGATATCCGAAATATGATTTCGATCATCACCGCCCATATCGAAAAAAATAAAATGGTTCGGGGGTGATCATGAGCATTACCAAATTCACTACCCCTTTTAGCCAGTACCTTTGCAAAGATAAAGATGGCTTTTACAACGTTCGACTTGGACCAAAAATCTACTTGGCCAAGCTTTCATTGAACTATACGCCTGACTTTGACAAAGAGTTTTTTGGCGGTCCTCAGGACCAAAAATTCGATTGGTATTCAATCCGTGTTCGTGATTCTCAAGATGGTGAACTACGCCAGATCACAACCGATGATCTATCTAAGACTTGGTTTAAACGTGAGTTTAAGAAGGCTGTAAATAAGCAACGTGCAATAGAACGAAACGCACGAAACAGCCAAGGTTCACGCTATAGCGCCAATCAACGTACTGCTTACCACAACGCACAATCTAATTAAGGGGATCTGTCATGAGTCAACAACAATCACAATCTGCTGAATTTGATGTGTTACGCACCATTCAACAGGAATTAAAAGCACCAAAGAGCAAATATAACAGCTTTGGTAAATTCCATTACCGTAGCCTTGAAGACATCTTAGAGGGTGTTAAACCATTCCTTCAACAATATGGCGCTAGCTTAGTCTTAACAGATGAGGTTTGCGAGATAGGTTCAGTTGTAGTATTAACTGCAAAGGCGGTATTCACCGATGCCAATGGTAAACAAACTATCGCTACTGCACATGCTGGCGTTGATATTACTAAGAAAGGCATGGATGTAGCCCAAACCTTTGGCGCTTCAAGTTCGTATGCCCGTAAATATGCATTAAATGGCTTATTCCTTATCGATGACACTCAAGATCCTGATACTGATGCATATCAACAACAAGCAGGATCTCATGCTCAAAATAATCAACAAAACAATAATGGCCAGAACCAACAAAGATCAAATGGCCAGAATAATCAGCGTGGGAACAATCAGCAAAGCCAACCTAACACAAAGCCCCTGGCCGATCGTTATCAAGACGCTCTTGTCTCTATCAAGAATGCCAAGAATCCACGGACTTTAGATACAGCTATCGAAACCTTTAAGGGAACAACTTTCTTTGTTGGTATCAACAATGCCTGCCGTGCACGTGCAGATCAAATGGGATGGTCTCAAGGTAATCCCATGAATGGCCAAAACACTAATATGCATCACTAGGACTAGACCATGAATAATATTTTAAATGCTCAAGATGCCTTTGCAGCCCTACAAAAGGGTAAAAACCTTCTATGTCGTTTTAAAGAATCCGACTTCATGGAACTGGACCAATTTCCTGCAACTGTGTTCGGTTTGCCTGATTATGAATTTTGCATTGATATTGAAAAAATCGAACTTTCAGGTTTCACATTTACTAAGCCATTCGAAATAGATGAGCTGGTTGATGATCAGGATATATTTGTTATCGACTTTACTTGCTCACATGTGCTCAAAGGAAAATACAACAGTAAAAATAAACAATTGGTTGGGATGGTCGAAAATGGACTGGTCCAACGAAGTATATTTGATGCTGAAAGTCAAATCCGTGCTTTCCATGGTGTAATTGGTGTGCACAACGGTGTAATAGTGCGATTCGAGGACTTTTCTGGAAAACCATTAAAGGCAGATAGTCCCACTGAGCCAAAACAAACTCGTAAGCGTGAAAGTAAAAAGGATGCTGTAGATCCACAGATTGAACACAACAAAGATCTTGTTATAGATGCAATCGCTACATGCTTGACTACTGAGGATGTTGAAGGCACTTGTTTTGGCCTGGATAAAAATGGATTCAATGCTTCACAGCTTGATGCAATAAACGCTGCCAAGCTAGCAAAGTTGGATCAGTTAGCACAAGAAAAGGTTGTGGCTGAAAGCCAAGATCATGAATTATTTTACCAGGATAAACTTGAGCCAGAATTATCGGTACTTTGTGATGCGTTTGTTTCTGAAATTAATAATGCAAACTCTAAACATGCATTAAATGAAGTTCGGCGCCGTATTAATTCAAATGATGAATTATCAGAAGTTGAACATGCAGAGTTAGCAACACGTATCAATATAAAACTCGCATCGTTTGAAGAAACCAAACTTGATGACGTTCTTGAACCAAGAAAAGAAACTGGCCACTATTTTGATCAAGTTAAAAAAGACACTGCTGAGTGGAATAAACAACTACAAGATCTACTATCACACCTTGAGAAGTCTAAAACACCAGAAGAAGCGAATGCCTTGGTTCGCTACACAAAGACGTGGACCGAAGATCAACGTCAACCCCTATTACGTGCAATCAGTCGCAGATTACAAGAGTTTCAGAACCCGAAACCAATTGAAAAACCTTCTTTAGCTGTTCAAATCCAAAA